ACCTTCACCACTCACAGAGATTTTCACTGATGGATCTGCAACAATAGCATTGACATCAACTTGTGAGATTGGTGCTGTAAACTCATATTCTTTGTCAAGAATGATGGTGTCATTGTCAAACTCTACATTCTCAGATTTCACTTGTTTGCCAGTTGATACCATCCAATATTTTTGTCTCCAAAGTGTACCAAGAAAAGCATTGTATAATCTGAAAGCTGGTGTGATTGTCAATCCAATAGTCAAGTTGCTGACCAAGTACAATCTTGCACTGTTTGTTGATTTGTTTGTATCAATTACCACAAAAGTGTTGTCAAAATGCTCTTGATTTTGTATCAATGAATCAATAGCTTGATTGCTTGCTGTCCATGTGTTTTCTGCATTCACAGCAGACTGACCACATTGCTCTGTTGACACATATGCTCTTGGTTGATGAGTGTTTTCATCAATCATCAATGTGTCTGGGCTTGTTCCAGCAAATGCAATGGTGTCTGTCTGAAATGTATCAGCACCATCAGATTGATTGATTGAGTTGAGTTTGAAATCACTGTTTCTCCTTGCTGAAATATTTCTCATACCAGTGATTGTCACAGATGCTGGTGAGGCTTGATCAAAAAATGTTTCTGTTTTCTCAAGCTTCATTGTTGGTGTGCCACCATCATCAAATATTTTGAATGTAACATCAAAAAATCTGTTCAACTCTCTCAAGCAGTCTGCAAGTGATAATTTTACTACACCAGTGACAGCAGTGCCAGCCCAATTGTATCTGATTACTGAGCCAAGAGAGATTGCAAGTCCTCTCATGCCTGTTGTTGTGTCATTTATTTTCTGGGTGCTGTTGATTGTGCCACCACTGATTGTGATTGCACTGATGTCAAATGCAGAAAATATCTCATAGACTCCAGATCCAATTTTTTGAACTCTAAATGGTGCGCCCATATCAAATGTTTTTCCAGTCACTGATGAATCACTGATCACATCTCTCACAAGACACACAAAAACTGTTGTATCTGTTGAGCCAGTTGCATTTGTCTCAGATCCAGTGAAAAGACCAATGTCTATCTGCATTATGATTGTGAATGTTGATGAGAGAGCAATTGAACCAACTGTCAATCTCCATCTGGCAACTTGATTTTCATCTGTTTGCAACCAATCACTATCAAATGCAACTTGATCATCAGTGATTGATTTCACAATATGCTCAACAACATCATCAACATAATACATTGGAGATGATGCTGTGTTTGAGTCATCACCAGCAACTGCTGACAATGAGATTGATGTTGGTGTCAATCCACTAATTGTTGAACCATTAAGAGTTTTATTTGAACCAGAGTTGATTGTCAAATCTTGTCTGTCAAGTATGATCTGAGTCAAATTCTGATCAACAATCTTGCATTTTGCAATCTGCTTTTGCAAGTCAAACTCTACATCATAGCTGTAAATGCGACCATTAAAAAGTGTTTGAAATGCATCATCTGGATTGACTTTGAACTCAATCAGCACATCAAATTCCCAGCAATCAGATGCAGTGTCAAGTGCATCAATGTATGAATAAGCAGAGCCAACCCACTCAAGATTGGCTGTGTATTGATAAAAGATGCCTTTGATGTCATTGTCTCTCTCAATTGACAGCTCTGAGTCATTCCAATTGATCGGATCATCAACAACTTGTGGTGAGCCATCTGGGTCAAAAGTGAATCTGTATATCATTGCAATGTTGCTGTTTTATATTTTGGCTTGGCTTTTAGCTCATCAAGTTTGTTGACAATAGTCATCACACCTTTTTTCTCAATCTTTGCAAGCTGACCATAGTCAATCGGCACACCAGATCCACCAGCTTTTCTCAATGCTTTGTAAATCAATGCAGCATCAACAAGCTCTTTGTTGCTGAGGTCTCTGCCAATTCTTGCATTGTCAAGTGTTGGAATGATTCTCTCACCATAGTTGGCAAGCACTGGAATCTGATCTTTGCCTCTTGCACCAGTCAAATATTCTGTACCTTCATAAAATCTTGGCACATCTTCTGACTGAGCAATTTTTCTTGCTTGTGATATGTTTGCAATTGTGATTGCTGTGAATGTTGCTATTGCGCCAAGTGTTGATGCAATTGCTGCTGCATTTCCTTGTTCAGCATCCTTTCTTGCACCTTTTGATGTCGCAACAAGAAAGTTGGCAATTGCCTCAGCTTGACCAATGCCAATCTGAAAGAGAGCCATCTCTTTGGAGTTGTTGTTGAATGAGTTGAGAATGACACCAAGAGCATTGAATGATGCAGCAGCAACTTGACTTGATTCATTTAGTTGCAACATATTTTCCTCATGCAAATGTTGTCTTCTATCTTCCTCTTGTTGCATTCTCAATCTTGCAGCAGCTTCCTCATTAACTGAAACTTGAACAACTTCTCTTGTCACCTCAGCTCTTTTGTCTAAGTTTTTAATTTGTTTTTGAGTGATCTCTGTTTCAACAGTTGCTGTTCTGTTTAGAGCATCATATTTCTCTCTTATTGAATCAAGATTGTCAGCTCTTTGTTGCTCAAGTTGCCATATCTTGATTTGTAATTCAGCATATCTCTCAGACTCCTCATTGAAATTCTTTTGAAATTCTTTGGTGAGTTTTATCTGTTCAGCCAATGAGCCAATTGAATCATCAGTATCAGTGAAAGTCTCTGCCAAGAGATCCATGTCAAGAGCTGTGTTTTTTATTGCATCACTCAACTCATCCATTGCCTCTGCTGATGCTTTTGCTGCAAGCTCTGACCTTTCAAGCTCATTGTTGAGTTCAATTTGTTTTTCAACAGTCTCATCAAGCAAATCAGCAGCATCACTCAGTGCTGGATTGATTTTCAACACCACTCTCAATGCTGATTTCCACCATCCATCATTCAACTCAATGATCTGTCTTGTGTCAGTGACAATCTCATTTAGTGATTGAATGAAATCCACCAAAGCTCCAGATGTGCCATTGCCAATGCTGACCATTAAAAGATCAACACTGTCTTTCAGCATTGAAATCTGACCAATGAGAGTCTTTGCAATTGCATCTGTTGCTCCAGACACACCTTCAAGCTCACCAAGACTCAACACATATTCTCTGATAGAGTCAGCAGTGAAATCAACTTGTGTCTCAACCTCTTTGAATGTGAATGTGACTTGATCTCCTTGCTTTTGGGCTCTGATGCCAAACTCTTTGAGTCTTTCAAACTCACCAACTTGTGCATCAATTATTGCCTCAGTTAGCTGATCAAAAGACTTGCCAGTTGATGCAGCAACATCACCAAGCTTTCTCATTTCATCTTGTGTTGGTCTGAAACCTTGATTTGCAAGCTTGACAAAAGCATCAGTCAGCTCTGCAACTTGAAATGGTGTTGTGGCTGCAAATTGCACAATCTCAGCCATTGCCAGTTGTGCAGCACTATTTGATCCAAGAGTGTTTGTGAGAACAGCTTCAAACTTTTGAAACTCACCAGTCACTCTGATGATCTCTTTGCCAAATTGCACAAGCTGATCAACAGCAAATGCACCAGCAATCATGCCACCTACTTTTTCAAATGACTTTCCAATTCTGTCAGCTCTTTGAGTTGTATCTTTCTGAGTCTTGTCAAACTTTTGATTGATTTCATCAATGTCTTTCTTGAATCCATCAAGCTCAAGTCTATATTTTGCCAGTATTACATCATCAGCCATTTGATTGCTTTTTTGATTCTTTGATTTTGAACATGATCAACTCAGTGACTTGTTCAACAGATTGACTCAAAATTAAATCAAATTTTGCAATGTCTTGATCAGCCAATGCCCAGAGATTTGATCTCTCACCTTGCAGCTTGTCAAAAATCACTCTTTGGTGATAGAGTTCAATCTGTTTATTTTCTGACTCAGATGCTTTTGGCTCAGATCCCAAAGCTGAGAAAATTCTTTTTCTGTAAGATGTGACAAGCCCATCCATTCCAAGATATGCATCTGTTTGAGAAAGCTGAAATTGACTTTTTTTTTGAAAGTTTCTACTTTCTGAGCCAAGACTTTTTCATTCACTTCTGTTGGATTCTCATCATCTCTGATCAACAAGCAAGCAACCATCTCAATCAAGATGTCTGTTTGAATGATGTGACTCTCTCTCATTCTTTTTTCATCAAGCAATGACTTGAGATTTGCAAGTTTCTTGTAATATGATCCAAGACCTTTGTCTTTCTCAAGCTCTTGAAATAGATCATCAAGTCTCTGATCAAATAGCTGTTGTTCTTGTGCGCCCCATGCTTGAACATATTGCAACTTTAAGGTGTCAACATAGCTCATCCTTTGAATTGGCATTTTGTAGTCTGGCTTATATCTCCAGTATTTTGTGCCATCAGTATCAATGAAAGCCACTTCGCAATGCTCTCTCCAATCTTTGTGATTCATTGTTGTCTCATAGACAAGAACATTGAATTGTCTTGGTGCAAGGCTGTACAACCATTTGATGAATTTATTCATGATTTTGTTTTATATGCTTTTTGTGATCGCTCACATGATGATTTGCTTTTGTATCTGCAAGAGGATGATCCAAGTCTCCACTTGCCATTGGCACACTTAACACAAGGCATTATTCTGGCACTATTTGAGCAATGATGCCATTGAGAATACTCACAACTGGCATTGCAATGATGATTTGAATCACTGGGATTGGCTCTGATGCTGAGAATGTCCACAAGAGCCAAACAAGAGCAGTGTGAGCTGATGCCATGCAAAATATGCATCCAATCAATGGCTTGTACAAGAATGATGGCAACTTGCTCAACAGCTTGTCAAGTGGCTCAAGAATCATCTCTGGAAAGCTTGAACGATATACACCAAGACACCAGAGTGATGTGATAAGAGAAAAAATCAGAAAGTCAATCATGGTTTCAATGTTAAGATTGCAGATGTTGGTGTTGTTCCATCAATGACATTGTTGAATGTCAACACACCTTTTGTGAATGGATATGTTGTTGCTCCAATCTGAGCAGCATTGAATGACACAGCACCTTTTTGCTGTGAGTCAAGTGTATCAAATATTTCAAACTCATAAGGCACACCAACATCAAATGTGGTTGTGATGCTTGCTGCAACAAGCTCATTGACATCACCATCAATTGTGATAAACCAAGACTTTTTGGTGTTTGGATTGGTGATCTGGATCTGATACCCAGCAGATGGTGTTTCAACTTCAGCAAATGTGATTGTGTCAACAGAGCAATTGACATTTTGGAAATGTGCTATTTCACAAGACATGATGATGTTTTTTACAAATTTACAACCAAAAAGATTGATGATGTCTCTGTTTTTTTATATATACTTTTTTGGCTTGATGACGAAATCACCGATGAAAGCATTGAGCAAGTATCTGAAAGCATCAGCATGGTCAGCTCTTTGACTCTCTTTGTTTCTGTTCTTTTTCAAAATATTTCCTTCATCATCTGCCTCCACATATTGACAATCAATCACCAGTTGTGGACACTTGTCTGCATTGATCATCACATCTGGATGCTGACTCAATATGAAATTCACCAAGTGTCTATTCTCTGAGACTTTTGGGTTTGATCTTGGCACAGCCATTCTCTTGCTTGACACATTGAGCTGTGATCTGATCATCTGCCAAGCATCAATGTTGTTCTGTTGAGTGATCTCTTTCTTTCGCTGCATGGCATCACCAGTGAAATATGCTCTTGAGAGTTGAGCAGTTGAAAACTTTGATTTGATTCTCTGACACATCTTGTGAACATCACCATCAAAGAGAGTCAGCTCATCAAGCACATGAACATGATGACCAGAGCTGTCTCTGTATATCTGAGCAATGATGCAGACAAATGGATCAACATTGAAGTCAAAAGAGAATATCAGTGGAAATCTGTCATCAAGCTCAACATTGCCAGTGTGCTTTGACAGCTCGAAATTGTAGAAATATGGTGATTGCACCTCAGCTCTGCCCCATGCACCTTGATAAAATATTCTGTAATAATTTGGATTTGATTTTGCCATCATCTTGACCTCAGAGATGTACTCTTGATCAATGAATGGATTGTCCAACATCGTTGAGTGATGCACATGATCACCATCTCTCTGCTCATCAAGTCTTGATTTTGACCAGTGCCTCTCATCAACTGGATTGAATGTGCAAATCACTTGTTTATAGAATGGTGTTTCACCACGCAATCTCAAGATGAGCTGATCAAAGCTGTTCTTGTCAACTTCTGGACACAGCTCCTCAATCCAGATGCCAGTGATCTTGGCAAGTGACTTGAGTTTCTCTGGGTCATCAAGACCATATGTGATGATCTCAGAGCCAGTTGGCTTGTAGAGCAATTTCATCTCTGTCTTGTTGATATCAAAGAATTGAGTGAGATTCATCTCAGAGATTCTCATTGTCAGCTCTTTGAACACAGATTCTCTGATTGTCTTGGCAACTTTTCTCACAGCCACAAATCTGTGATTTGGCTCAGTGATGCATCTCAAGATGAGCTTGAATGATGCAAAGACTGACTTGCCAGATCCAGCTCCACCAAGGATGAAAAGATATTTGCTGTGGTTGTTGGTGAGATTGACAAATTTCTCTGGCAGCTTGAAATTTACATCAGCCATTTATGTCATCAGCAATTTGGTTTGCAGCAACTGATATGATGTTGACAGCAGTTGGTGGAGTGAT